AGAGAATTAATGAGAAAGGCTGTATTAACAGTTGCTGAAGACAGGGAAGAAATGCTGTCTTCTGATGAAATAATGAAAGAAGTGTGCGATACATATGAGAAATTGTATGCTAAACACTGTGGAAATGCAGGTAGTGCTAAAGTTCACACTTTGAAGTTGAGAACTAACAAGGTGCGATTTGGTCAATTCCTAAGAATGTATCTTAAAGGTTGGAAGACAGACGTGGATAACGTAGCAAGATTAACAGTATGGAGGCGAAATTATGAATAAATGTCCTAGATGTGCATGGGAAACTAAAAGAGATGAAGATGGAGATGGTATTTGTACTAATACTTCTTGCACTTGGCCTTACCCGGCTAGTGTTATTACTGATGGAATGGTTATCCTTGAGTATATTGAATGGTTAGAACGTCAATTTGGTGCTATGCAAAGAGCACACAATTTTAGATGGTCGCCTAGAATGTATTTCGAGAATATTGACCTACTTAATGCAAGTATAGTATACGACGACGGACAATGGGAGATTACAGAATGAAACTGTGCAAGAATAAAAATTGCATGAATCCAGTATTCTCATACTCTGAGAAGTTCTGTATGCCGTGTTCTAGGAGGATGGGATAATGTGTGGAGCAATACCCAGTCAATGTGATAAGTGCGGTAATTGGTATCGTATCGGTTCCTGTAGGAAGTGTAACAATGGATTATGAATATATAGTAATTAATCTTGTGGTTTTATTTGCTTTCTTTATTGGTCATACTAAATGGATTATGGATGTTATCAATAGTCAGGCCGACCTCGTAGACCAAATTATATCACACTTAAACATAAAAGAGGAGGATGAAGAAGAATGAATGAAGAAGAATATGAAATGTATGATAGACAATTACGTCGAGAACAAATGAGTCACAAATATGCTAAAACGGGTGGTGAGGAAGAATGAATATATTCTTTTTACATGAAGACCCAATGCAAGCGGCTAGTTTATGTTGTGATAAACACGTAGTCAAGATGTCAACAGAGGGATTTCAAATGATTTCACATAATTTACATGAGTTAGGATTTCCTGCGGACAAAATTGTTTGGAAGAAACTTTCACGCGGTATGGCTATTCACCCATCTACAGTATGGGGTAGACAATCAAGAGAAAACTTTCAATGGTTGTGGGATAATACTTGGGCATTATGCGACGAATATACAGGTCGTTATAAGAAACAACACAAAGTAGAACGTCTTATGCGAGAGATTGATAAAGATGTATCAAAATGGCTGCAAAATGCTGAGTTTGATAACGAAGGTCTTACTCCTTTCGCTAGAGCAATTAAAAAAGACATTTATCCACATTTGTTGGATGAAGAATTATTCCCATGTACTATAGAAGCATATAAGGAATATTACAGAATAGATAAGTGGCGATTTGCTACTTGGCGTAATGGGCGACCTGAATGGTTTCCAACGCCCGACCAATTATTTAGGGAGAAAATATATGGAAAATGAAGATTTAGAAGAACTAGGGTTAGGACACCTATCCGACGATATTACATATGACTATATCTTGGATAGAATACTACAGATTATGAAGTTAAAACCTTTGGGCGGTAGAAACCTTTATGAGTTTCATCCCCGTTTCAATGATAGCGACTTAGTGCTATTAAATCCCAACTTTTACGACGAGGGAATAGTGCTAGGAAGAGGTATACGGAACAAAGAATTAATTAGTTGTGGAGACCTCAAAGTTGCCTATAAGAAACAAGAATACAATAGTATGTGGAACCTCATAAATTCATATGGGTGGGAAGCACTAAAGGACTGGAATGAATTTGAATGGATTGAAGTCCGGTCTTGGGTTCTTGTACAAAACGGAGATTATCTTCGTGAGATAGACAATTTAATGAAGGTGTGTTGATGGATATAAGTCAAGAAATATTAAGTGATATAATAGTGCATATGAAATATGCAAAGTTTGAGCCAACGGAATTTAGGAGAGAAACATGGTCAGAGATATGTGACCGTAATATGCAGATGCATATTAAAAAGTACCCGCATTTAAAGGAGGAGATACAGCACTGCTACAATGATTATGTAGTAACAAAAAAGATATTGCCCTCAATGCGAAGTATGCAATTTGCCGGTAAGCCAATTGAGGTGAGTCCGAACAGAGTTTACAACTGCGCCTACCTACCAATTGATTCTATTGATTCCTTTTGGGAGGCAATGTTCTTATTACTTGGTGGAACAGGTGTAGGATATTCCGTGCAGAAGCACCATATCGAACAACTACCTGAGATAGTTAAACCTAATAATAAGAGAACCCGGAGGTATCTCATTGGTGACTCAATTGAAGGGTGGGCCGATGCAGTAAAAGTATTAATGAAGTCATATTTTGGCAACTACAAAACAACCCCCGTATTTGATTACTCAGATATTCGGGCAAAGGGAACTCTACTTAAAACATCAGGAGGTCGCGCACCGGGACCAACACCACTTAGAGAATGCTTGGTGAAGATTGAAAATATTTTAACTGAGAAAGAGCACGGTTCAAAACTTACTACTCTAGAAGCACATGATATTATGTGTTATATTGCTGATTCAGTATTAGCAGGTGGTATTCGTAGGGCAGCATTGATTAGTTTATTCAGTGCTGATGATGATGATATGATTTCCTGTAAATCAGGAGCATGGTGGGAACAAAACCCACAACGCGGTAGGGCTAATAACTCTGCTGTATTAATTCGTAGTAGATTACGAAAGGCTATGTTTATGGGTCTTTGGCAACGCATTAAAGATTCAGGTTCAGGAGAACCGGGAATCTATTTATCTCATGATAAGGATTGGGGAACTAACCCATGTTGTGAGATTGCATTAAGACCTTATCAGTTCTGTAACCTTACAGAAGTGAATGTTTCTGATGTAAAGGACCAAACTGACCTAAATTCAAGAGTAGCCAATGCCGCGTTCTTAGGAACTTTACAGGCAGGATATACAGATTTCCACTATCTTAGAGATATATGGAAGCAAACAACAGAAAAGGATGCTCTACTTGGAGTATCTATGACTGGAATAGCGTCTAATGCTGTTAAAGGCTTAGATTTAGAATACGCTGCCAATTTAGTCCGAGCAACTAATAAGTTATATGCTGAAAAAATCGGAATTAATATAGCAGCAAGAACAACTTGTATTAAACCTGCAGGAACTACTTCTCTAGTTTTAGGAACTAGTTCTGGTATTCATGCTTGGCACGATAAACATTATGTTCGTCGTGTTAGAGTAGGAAAGACCGAGGCAATATACAGTTATTTGGTGAATAATCACCCAGAATTAATTGAGGATGACCACTTTAAACCGCACTTAGAAGCGGTAATTGGTATTCCCCAACGCGCACCTGATGGTGCAACACTTAGAACTGAACCTGCTATCTCTTTGTTAGAAAGAGTAAAGTGGTTCGCAGAAAATTGGGTAAGAACCGGTCATAATGACGGGATGAATACCCACAATGTTTCAGCAACAGTATCTATTCGTGAAGACGAATGGGAAGATGTTGGAAACTGGATGTGGAATAATAGAAAGTTCTACAATGGTTTATCTGTTCTACCTTATGATGGTGGAACATATATACAGGCTCCATTTGAGTCCACGAATGTCCTCAAATATCGTGAGATGATGGAGTCACTTACTAGTGTTGATTTAACACAAGTATATGAATCTGAGGATAACACTGACCTAAGCGGTTCTCCCGCTTGTGCTGGCGGGTCGTGTGATATTTAAGCCGGTAAACACAATGGAAGTGAAAAAAATGAATATGGAAGAAATGATGAAAATGCAAAACGCAGGAATGAAGATTGATGCAGACAGCCTATCCCTATTAGGTGATATGGGCGCAACAACGAACGAGAAGGTAGTATATCGCCTAACGTCGCTAAAGACAAACGGAAGTGTTTGGACAAAGCAGTATGATGAAAAGGTAGATTGGAATGAGATTATGCCCATTCTAATTGAGAAGTTCCCTCACGTAATTGTTAGCCGTCAGGTTATCAAGACAGGACCAAAGCCGGAAGTGAAGGAATGAATATGGCCCCAAGAACTAGGAAGACAGTAGAATTCAGAATGGTAAATGATGAAGAACTACCACCAGTAATTATCAAGTATGATGATGAAGAACTTATACCTATAGTAGTGATGAACTTACATCATAAGGTATGGTTGGGCCTACAAAGGAAAACAATTCCCGGTATTTGCGAAAGCCTTGCTGATAAGTTAAACGAATTATGTGATGGAGTTCTACTAGAACAGATACAAATGGAGGAAAATGTATAATGAATATTAGGATTAGAAGTCCTAGTGATTATAATACATACACTAATATCATAGTAGGGGGAGTAGATGGTGAATACACCGTTTATCCTAGCAGACACCGAAGAAATGAGCGTGGGGAAGACCCGATATTTCTAGCAGTAAAAAATGTTGTAAATTCAACTATAGGTAGAGCGGCCAAAGAAGATGGTGCTTGCCTAATAGATGTAAAGGGTTTCAAGATGTTACTTCGTAAGGACAATCGAAGATACTCACTAAATATGATTACCCATAATTTTGGGGATATAATAAATGTAATAACTAGAACCCTAATGAGGTCAGTGTATACAGAAATTTCAAAGGAAGGGCAAAAACAACTACGTGACTATATGGAACGTTGTATCAAAATGCCTATGGAACTAAGTTATGTTCTTGAGAACCGAGTGCCATATAAGTTTATTGACGATAATGGCGATATTCGTGAATGTAGGTTAAACGTTGCTCAAGTAGGGCCGGAGGACTTTGCATTAGAACTAAATAATGCTTTTTGGTATGATATATCCTTGAAGCATCTAAAGCAGTTTGTTAATAGTTATCTCAAGGATGACAGGCGAGGTAGGTATTATGCTATTAGTCCTGAAGAACTAGTATATGTTCTCAGTGGCAAAAAAGCATCCGATGCACAAATAGCGGTTATTAAGGCGTTCGTTATGCAAAACCGCCAAGCAGAAAATGTAGAGAAACGTGCTATGGAACTACTACAAGATATGGCTAAGAACTATAAGCAGGTTAAACTGATTAAGTTCAAGAGTCCTAGACATGAGAAGGCTGAGTTGGCCCTAGCAATACGTGGTAAGTTAACGGATTGGATTATTGCAGACAATGGTATGAAGCAGGGTATTCAAGATGTATCAACATATATGTTACAAGCAGGCAACAATAATACGGATTTAGTAAAGTCAAACAAACTAAAGGTTGAAAAGGGAACTGGTTTAGTAGGCCCAATCTGTATTGATAATATGATGAGTGGTGCGGCTAAAGGAGACCAATACGCTGCTCGCGCTATGGCTGTAATGAATGATAATGTTCTAGGTTCGTATGTTAGTACTGTAAGACGGTATCTTAGTAATATAGAAGAGGACGAAAAGTTAGCAGGGCGGTTCAAGTGGGATGCCATGTGAAAATTGTGACTCTACAAATTTAAAGTATGTTCCTATCGTAAACCTATACGAGTGTGAAGATTGTGGGTTGCTTGCAGTATCACGAATATTTACAATACGTACTGAAAAGACACAAAATCTACACGCAAATACAAATCGTGATTTTGCACCCCTTGATATATTATTGAATGAATTCGATTTGCAAGATTACAGAAATGAATGTATTAAAGTATATAATACATTAAATAAACATTTGTTCTTTAGAAACATGGAACAGAATATTAGGTTTACAACCGTAGCATATTACGTATTACAAAAATCTAACGCCGAGTATAACATTCATAAAATGTGTGCGTTTATAGGTGTTAATAAAAATAAAGTGTTTAACAATGTAAAGAAGGTTAAGCATTTCTTTTATCGTGAAAACAATGCTGAGGAGTTTGATGTTAGACCAATAATAGTTGTTGGTAACGAACTATCCGAAGCAGGAAAAAAGTTCCTAACAGAAATGGAAGAACGTTACACGGTTACACGCGGCTTGTATGCTGCTATTCTTTACGAATATTCAGATTTGACTCAAGCGCGGGTCTGTGAAAAAATGGGGGTTAGCCTCCAACGCTTGAAAAGACATTTAAAGGTGATTAGAAATGGCTAGAAAGAATAAGAAGAGAAAGATTATGATTATAGGTGCTGGTGGTATTGGGAGTTTCCTAATACCCCTACTGGATAAAACGGGGCTGTATGATATTACAGCATTCGACCCCGATACAGTCGAAACAAAGAATCTAACGTATCAGAACTTCGATGAAGACGATGTTGAAAAGCATAAGGTTGATGTTATGGATAAGAGATACTCTACTGTAAAGGGAGAACCATACAAGGTTCTAACTGCAAAGCAAGTAAAGGGTTTCGACCTAGTTATTTGTTGTGCAGACAATCTTGCGGTTAGACGAACACTATACAGTTCAGATGGTATTAAGTGGTTAGACCTTAGAGCACAAGGTAGAAATGCTGCTCTTATCTCATCACTAGAAAGACCTGAATTATATTCATCGTTTACTGCTGGACCTGATGGTTCATTTTCATGTCAAGGTGATTCATGGGAAGGAGATGCTACAGGCGTTCATTTTATGCAAGTAGTAGCAGCAGGTTATGGCGCACAATGGGTTCAACGTTGGTTTAACGGTGAAGACGTGAAGAAACACGCAACATATAATGGGTGATAACATGGAAGATGAAAAACAATGCGGAGTATGTGGGTTTTACCTACATTTAGATTTAACCACTAGTGAACACGAATGTAGTAACTGTGGAGGTGGAACCTTTGAACAAGAGGTATGAAATGTCAGTTAAGATTCTTAACTGTATTATTAGGGCAACTCATGATAAAAATGATGAACTATTAGATAAGGTATGGGATTTACTGTTTGGTTCTCATGATTGGTCCCAAACACAATTAGAGTCCTTTGGATTTGTTTTTGAAGGAGAGGAAGAATAATGGCTAAGAAAAATTGCACTAAATGTGGATATGGATTAGCCCAAAATAAAAGTGAGGATAATTGTCCCCACTGTAAAAAATATAGGAGTGATTAAATGCAACTCAATGAACAAAAGAAAGAAATTACGAACAAAGAATGGGAACACTGGAAGCAAGTTATTGTTAAGGTGTTTAACCAATATGGACAAACACAATATAACCAACGGTTCTTAGATGAAATATGGTACGTATCAACAAAGGTCTTACCGGGATTAGAGGTAAGTGTAATAGTAGATGGTAATAATAAGTTGTATATTAGTAAAGGGACAGGGGTATTTGTCGATTACACAGATGAAAATGTAGCAGGTATGAGGATTCCAATCAAGTGTTGGATTCATACACATCCTTTCGGGCAAGCATATTTTAGTGGAACGGATTGGAGAACAATCAATACACAAAGACCTATTCTTATGGAAGCAATTGTCTTAGGTGATAAGCAATCTATGAGATGGGAAAACAATCAAAGTGAAGGAGATATGCTATACAGGACGGAAGCAATATGTCTGGACATAGAGGAAGAGTAAATACTATTAGATTCCCAGTTAACGTCTTAAGTATCAAGTGCCCAATCTGTGATGGTAAAGAATGTAATGTATGCAATCTTACCGGAGAATTGGAACTTGATGGTCCTATGTGGGTCGAGGTTCAAGAACCTCATATCATTAAATGGATAAAAGACAATGCTCAACGGGTATCATTTGAAAGTAGTCGGCTGTATGGTATTACACCAACGGTAGAAACCTACAAGGTTCAGGGGCAAAAGCAAGTGATTTCTGTAAATAGCATAATGGGAGTAGTATTTATTATTACAGATTTAAACAATAAAATATTAAAGTATTTTTATAACAAAAAGGAGATGGAAAAATGGTTAGCGAAAGAGAAGTAAAGAGAATTATTGCCGGGTGTATTCCCGATAGGCAGTTTAAGGCAGAAGCGCGAGAAGCAATTGCTCATCGCACACAAGAATTTATGGAAGAATTTATTAAAAGTATATTAAATTATACTAAAACAGACAGTGAAAGAATAACTGCAAACCATGTTAGTTTAGCATGGGTATACTATAATGATGCCCTAAAAACTATGGGGGATGAAACAAATGTTGATGAGTGATTTTGCACAAAAGATGGAATCATATCTCGATATGACCCCAACACAAATTATTAACAGTATTGTTGCTGATAATGATTTATCAAAGGACTGGTCTATGTTCTACCACACACTAACAGATAAGTTTAGTAATGTGGGTTTAGGAGCAAAGAACCTTTTACCACATATTGCTACACATCTAGGATTAGATGATGAAGGCCTACAGGATTTAGTAGATGATTTTGGTGGAGTTCCCGAACTACTTGAAGAGTTTGGAACTAATGCCGGTGATTCTATTGACTATTGTTTATATGATGCGTTTCACCCACTTTCTATTGCAGAAGATATAGTTACCGCTAGGCAACTATTCATGGAACGTTTCAGTAATATGGGTAAACTAGAAAAGAAGTGGTATACAGCAGTTGTAATAAACCAAAAGAGAAACGGTGCAGGTGATAATGTAACTAAAAAATCCCTGCAAAAGAAGTATCTTATCCCATCAGGAGATTTTAAGACGGCACTTAAGTTTAATAATCTAAATATTATTATTGATGAAGTGTGTCAAGGTAATGGTGTAGGAGAACTATTGGTTCCAGAGCCGGGCAGTTACGTTAAACCACAACTAGCAAAAACAGCAAAGAACCTGCGAGGGACTTTTTATGCTGATGTTAAGTATGATGGTATTCGTGCTCAGTTTCATAGGGATGAAAACGGTCATGTATGTATCTTTAACCGCAAGGGTGTAGATATTACAGAGAAGTTCGCAGACCTTGATGTTGAATCTTGGGGTGAACAATATGATGAGTTTATCCTAGATGGTGAAATTGTTCCTGTTAATGAGCAAGGAGATGTTCTTGAGTTCAAGGAGATTATGCCACGTATTCATGGTAAGACACCAGAGGTGCGTAACCGTGTAGCGGTTAAGGCAATCATATTTGATATTCTCACCTTCAATAAGCAAGACACGTATAGTTTTGGATATGGTAATCGACTAGATACTATCCGTATGCACTTTCCAAATGTCAACATTACAGATACTGAAATCGTTAATGGTGAAGAGGAAATCCGAGCCGCCTACGATAAAGCAATCAAGGCTGGCTATGAAGGTTTAGTCCTTAAAGGGGCTAACCAAGTATATGAACCGGGTAAGCGTTCATGGTTAAAACACAAGCCTGCTCTAGTAGATTTGGATTGTGAAATAATTGATGCTACAATGGGTTCAGGTAAAAGGGCCGGACTTTACGGTTCATATCTTATAGGTGTTAAAATTGATGGGCAACTTACACCAGTGGGTTCCGTGGGAACTGGTTTCACTGATTTGGATTTAGAAATGGTTCATGAATATCATAATGATAACCCAGTCACTATAATGGAAGTGCATGCTGATATTGTAACTCAAGACCAAGATGGAAATATAGGACTTAGATTCCCGAGGTTTATTAGGCTCCGCACCGATAAAGATGTGCCTAGTGAGTTCAAGTCAGTTAAGGAGTTGATTGGATAATTGCTATTAGCAATAAAAATATGGGAGTGGTTTAAAATGATACCCAAAGACATTAAATTTAACAAGCCAAAAATTACAAAAGAGAATAAAGAATATGTTGCCAAGCAGCAAGAAAAAATTAAGCAAGAAAATATCAGATGGTATTTACAACACCCCGGATGGTGGAATACAAATACAGGAGACATGTTAAAGAAACACTGGGGACTAGAAGATGTTGAAGAACTTAAAGATAAGTGATATTATACAAAATACACATACAGGAAGAATTGCTCAAGTTATATTACATTCTTGGATATATATGCGAGGGCAACCTATGAGTATATACAAACTTAAATACAAAGATGACGGAAGTATGTTCACTCTTAATGAAAATACATTACGACATTGGGAACTATTTGGGGAAGAGGAATGAGCAATATACAAGGTAAATGTAAAATATGTAACCAAGTAGGTGAAAGCATGATTCATAATATGCGGGGTGACGGCATCTCATACTGTTATGATTGTGTATACAGAGCCTTAGATTATTATATGTTTCATCTTGGTGTCGGTAACTATGAACGATAAGAGGATTTATAATCAACCTTACCAAGTAGTATATTTAGATATGGACGATGATATGTGGGAGGACTACGCGCCAAGAAACATTTTTGTTGAAGGCGATATCATTACTTATGCCACTGATATAGGTATATTTTTCGAAGCAGAAATGGTTAAAGTAACCTGCCCCATATGCTTAGAAGCCTTTATTGGTAATAAAAAAGATGCAGGACTATTTCTACTAGGTCATGAAAAATACCATGACCATGTAGATGAACAAGCCGAAAATTACGGCGGTGTATAAATGTATACAAAAGATGAATTAAAAGGAATATTTATGTGTTTAGGAAAGCCCTTTACCGCTATATACGGTGAAGAGAATAAAACGGTTATTAGAACTCAAGTTCTTCTAAGAGGAAGAAATGAATTCTTAAACCAATTACAGAATACTCTCGCTCAGTATGAAATTGAATGTGGTATTCAAAACGCTAACACTGGAACTGTGTTGGCTATAACTAAGAGAGAGTCATTGTTTAATCTAATAGAACTTTGGGAAGAAATCCCTGACGTTTTCCCAAAGGGTAATGAACACCATTGGGTATTATTGAAGAATTTCTTAACTGAAGTTAAGGAAGATGCTCACAAAACAGCCGAAGGTATTGAAGACCTTAAGTGGATGATTCGTGATGCTAAAGAAGTATGATTAACAATAACTATATTAATAATGAGTTATTATTATTTTGTGGGCAGAGAGAAACGATAAAAGTGGTTATTGTGTATCGTATCTCTCTCCCACTTACTAGGAGAACATTCAATGGATGAAATAAGAAAGGGGTGTGGTTATTCATTTAATAAATGGATAGGTTATATTCCCAAAAAGAGAGAAAATAAAATTAGATATAAAGTGTTAAGAGATTACTATAATGATAATTTAACACCTAAAGAAGTTTATATTAAGGAGGGCTTGTCGTGGGAAGACGACAGCATTCAGAACGATATATAGACATGGTTATGGAAGATGGAAGAGAAAGAACAGCAAGACAGGTTCTTGATGAAATAATGAATAGATGGTTTGATACAGGTAACAAATCAACCATCTATGTTCCCGAACATCGGAAGATTTGCCACTACCTTAAAGCACAAAAGAAATACGAAGCGATTCGTAAAAGTAGGTATGGTATCATCTATCGTTTGCATACTGAGGAAGAATAAAACCAGTATGTCTACAAAATGATAGGTATATAGTTGAGAGGGGTTCATATACCCTCTCATCGTTAAGAAAACAGTGGACAGAGGCCCATCAAGGGTCTTTGACTTAAGTAGAAAAAAACGGAAGTGAATGCAATGCAAGAACGAGTATTAGAAGAATTGAAAGCATTAGGTAACAGAGTTAGTATGAATGAAGAACAAATTGTAGCAAAGTATAATGAAATTGCTACACAGAACAACCTAGATATGGAGCAGCCTCGCTCCGGCATGATTGCGCTAACATTAACGCGTAATTTTGTTCGTGGGGCTTTACGCTCTAAGTCATCTAGTAGTAAAAGCACCTTTGGGAATCAAGGTTTTGGTTTCCTAGTTGGTGTTGAACAAGCAAGGGATGTGCAAGATTGGCGACGACGTAATATTATGTCTCGATATAATGCAAACCCTAGTGAGGTTTTCAACGCAGGAGATATTGCTGAAATTACAGAAGTATCTGCTGGTGTATTTGAAAAGTCACAAATCGTAAATGGTGATGTTGATACAAAGAATATCCCCGAAGTCCCTAATTCCGCTATGGAAGTTGGGACAGAAGGTGATTCTAAGTGGATTGTCCCACTTGATAATATCAAGACATTTGGTAGTGGAGATGTAAACCCTCGATATGGTAAGCCACTACCAGCAGAAGAATATAGGCTAAGAGCGCATTTCGTTGGTCGAAAGGAAGATGGTGATTTCCAGTATTGGACTCTAGGTCTAAAGAATGATGCTGCTAAGAACTTCGCTTGTGATACATTCCGATGGGTTCACCTATTCGGATTGTTTAATGAAGAACGAAATGCAGTATATGGTATTCGTGGTAAAACTCTTGAGTCCCTAACATATAATGATGTAATGGACCCCGATGGAGATGAATATGTTAATACAGATGGTCTATTAATGGAAGACCTTCTTGTAGAAAACATGGGCGGATATATTGCTGACCTATTAGAAATTGAGGACTACCATGATTCTATTCGTAATGAACCGGGCATGAAGTTGGTAATTACTGATGGTATTATTAGTAGTATGAACCTTACTCCAAATGAACGTACAGGAAATAGGACAATGTGGATTGAATCAGCAGAAGCAAACTATGGTTTTGAATCTGATGATGTTCCTGAATCTACACCCATTTGGGTTCCTTCGTATCTAAACATTGACTTTGGAGTTGGTTCAGACGTAATTATTATTGGTCGAACAAATCAAACACAAAAGAAGGATGATAATGGAAATGCACTAGAAGATGAATGGAACCCAGTTTCAATTAATCTTTATGGGGTATTGCCGCGAGTGGCTTTGGGTAATCCAGAAGCCCCTGAATCTAGCGATGAAGAAAACAGTATTGAATATTGGTAATCCCTAAAGGGAAATATACAATAGGAGATGGAAACTTTATGTTAGTATGTGTAACCGTAGGCAAATGACGGTCAAATGGGTGCGAAGCCCAACCATTAAAAGGTGAAACAAATGATTGTAAAATTAAATCAGTTAGTAGTTGATTTTGGAAAGGTGGAAAGTTTAGAGTGGAAGGAGTTAGAGGACGATAAAGGCCAATACTCACTTCGACTACACACAACAAGTGGAAAAATGTATACCCGTCAGGTTAGTGAAAAGGACCTTAATTCAATTAAGGAACAATACGCTACACATCATAAGGTGGTGAATTGATGGGTATTGGGAGTAAATCAGGTAAGGCAGCAGGTTCTGTTTTAACTAAGGCTAATGAAAATCTAGGAGATAGTGCGTTCAAGGTAGCAAAGATGCGAGCCATGAGTCAACGTAAAAATCTTCTAGAACAAGAACAAGCATTCCTTGTTTGTGGAGTTAGTGGTAATCCCGGTGACGGCAAAACAGGCACATGTCTTGATTGTCGTTCTGATGATGAATTAGATTCACATTGGATATTCGTATTAGATTACGATGAAGGTGCTGAACCAACATGGCGACAACATTGGAGTTCAGACGAAAAGGTTGTTATCTTTAATCCTTATGTATATAATGAGGATATGACTGTAGATTATGAGAAGACGGCAGATATGTCACGCTTCTTTATGGCTATGGTTAATGAAGCAATTGAAACAGGAAAGATTGAATATGAGGATGAAGTTGTTGAGGTAGAAGCGGTTAAGGCTATTATCTTTGATGGACTCGATTCATGGTTAGATACAACAAATATGATTGCACGACTTAATCATATTAAGGGTGGTGACCCAAGACAGGCTGATAAAGTCAAGATGGTTCCTACCCAATGGTATGCTAGAAACGCTATGTATAAGCGTCTATTTCAAGCAGCCCTACAACTTAAATGTCATAAGTTCTTCATTACACATATGAAAGAAGTTCATGATGGGTTTGAAATTGTAGGAACTAAGCCAGATTGGGAGAAGTCAACAACTGCAAAACTGTTTCAGTATATAGAGATGAGTCGTGAAGAACGCGGTAAGTCATTAAAGTTATATGCTACAGTAAAGAAGTCAAAGACAAATGCAGAAAACCTAGGACAGAAATTCCTAATTATGGAAAATGAAGGCGGTAAAGTCACATGGCACGGCCTTCCACAGATTAAAGACGGAACTCTTTGATTTGTACAGACCTAAGCAAGTCACTAAACTGCTTCACTTTAGGTGATAATATGACGACAGTAGATTGTAAAGATTTGAAAAGAGCGATAGAAACTGTAGTTTGTAAAGGTAAATGGGCTATTGGTCCATCTATTAAAACCAGTTATTTAGGAAATGAAATTATGATATGGACGGAAGGAACCAAACTTCATCTTGCTAATGCAGATAATACTACCTTTATTTGGACCAGTATTACAGCAGCAAACATTGAAGCGATAAGTAATGTAGTAATTGACGCGTCTGTTGCGATAAAGTATATGCGTAATAGCGGCTCAATTAAAATATCTGTAAAGGATAATAAATTCTATATGGATAAAAATACAGGGACTACATCATCTTTCCCCGTATTAACACGTCACCCAAATGCTGACACTATTCTTAGGAGTAGGAAAAACCTTAGCGGTGATATAGAAAGCGAAGACGGTATTAGTATTAGTGAACGGACAACACTTCGTTCAGTAATTAAAACTAGTAGTGCGTCTTTTAGTAATGCACTTAAGATGTGCGAACAGGTTGGTAGTGGTATCTATCATATTAACGTTAAAGATACACACCTTATTATTTCATCAGAAGACAATAATGAAAACTACCAAGAAAGGATAACACTTTCGGAAGCGGTAAGTGAAGATGCTGTAGTTGAATATACGGGACCGTTCCATAGGTTCCTAAAAGGTAACTTAACTATTGCTACTAATACCCGCAACCCAATTTTGTTTAAGACAGATGATGTTATGATACTAAGAGCACCGAGGCTAAGAACATGAATTTACTAGAATTTGTACAACCACTACAGAATGAATTGAGACAGTTATTGAACATTGTGGGGTGTTCTTCTATGGAAGAATACATGAGACACAGAGACCTTAAGATAGAAACAACAGAAGAGAAAATAGCATTTATACTAGGGCAGATGACTATTATTGATACACTAATTCAGCAAATGATATTAGACGAACAGACGGCCGACCTACTTGAATTGGAGGAAGAGTAACATGTGTAACTTGTGTAATGCAAGTGGTGAAGGCACTAAATCAAGAATACAAGGAATACCAATTTGTAATCATTGTAGAATATTAGAAAATAAACTATGTGAAATACTAGAAACCGAGGAACTAGAATCATTAGTTACATTTTCAGAACTGATAGTATACTGTGATATGCTTAGAAATGACATGGCATCAGACGAAAAAGATATACCGTTTAATGAATACTTAACCATGATGAGGAATTAAAATGAAAGATACTAGACAAGTTAGAGAAATGATGACAGAAGCAAAACGATTAAGAGGTGAATGGGAACTTTGGGCTAATGAAATGCGTGAGCATAATAAGACCAACCCGGATAACCAATACCCTAGAGCCGATATTGCTGAAGCCGTTAGAAATTACAATGCTTTACGTGGTGTAGTTAAATCGTTACAGTGGGTATTAGGAATGCCGGGAGTTGAAGACCCTCTATGGTAAAAGTCAAAACCTATGAATGTACTATTTGTGGTAAACCTTTAGATTGGGATGAATTAATTGATGGTGACTTTTGTAATGAATGCTTTGAAGGTGAAGAGGAATGAGCCACATTGATTATAATGCCCCTATAATGTATAGATATTATGATGAAGATTATGAATGTCTTTACATGGGCGCATATATTTCAAAGGGTAAAGTTCACCATATAGTTCTTAGAGATAAAGCAGCAAAGGACAAAGTTTACCCGACTATTAGAATATTAGAAACATACGATAGTTGGGGTAACGGTATATCTTCGCCGTTAATGAAGATACATAACTCAGGAAAGGAAGGAGAGATATATGATAATTACAGAGGTAAGAGATAAAGTTAATCTTCGATGGAGAGACGACAACAACCAACGTTTAACCGAGACGATTGACAATTTTAGACACTATTTTTATGTAGAATCAAAAAATTATAATAAGTTACGAACACATTATACTTACAAACATTGGGGGCAACCAAGAACATTACGCCCAATATATGAACAAACTGAAGAAAAGAACCTTAACGGTGACCCTCTAGTTAAAATAACGGTTGGTTCTAGAAATGAAATGTATTGGCTTAAGGACCAAATGCATAAGGAGGCTATACGAACGTATGAGGCTGACATTTCTTTAGCGCGTAAGTATTGTGTTGATGAGATGAACAAAATACACACGTATAACCTACGTAAGTGGTATCTTGATATTGAAACAACCAGCGGTCGGGATTATAAACAAATTAATGCTATTACTGTATACGATAGTTATACCAAATTATATACAGTATACACATGGTTTCCCGATAAAGAA